ATAAGTCTTGGTCTAAGGCATTACTGGTAGCTGTCACTGTGTTTGACGGTAAGACTGTGGACATACTTGACGGTGCAACACACTACCATGCAATTAATGTTTATCCCGATTGGGCATTGACAAAGACAAAGACTTCACGTATAGATAGTCATATATTTTATAGGTGGGAGAAATAATATGCAGAAGTGGATGGACAAATTTACAGAACAATATATAAAAAAGTCAGGTTTCTTTGTTACAGGAAAAGAAAAAGGCAGAATGATAATGCACGTTTATTACAAAGATAAACCCGATAGACACACAGCGTGTTACAGTTATCCTAATTGTAATGAAGCACCTATGGGTTGTACTGTTAGAATGGGCAGGAGTGCAGAGCAGTATGGACACAGGGATTAAAATATGCCAGTATCCACAAAACAAAGAAGGAAACTAAGCAAATACATACGAATAGTTGGTGTTAAGGGAGAAAAAATTGTAGGTTGTAATATTGATGGTTTAATTAAACACATAGAAAGTAAGTTTGAAGAGGGTATGACTTGGGAGAACTGGTCTTTTGAGGGATGGCATATTGACCATGTTATTCCAATTAGTTTATTTGACTTAACAAAGAAAAAAGAACAAAATAAAGCTGTTCACTACACTAATCTGCAACCCATGTGGGGAAAGCAGAATTTTAAAAAACACAATAAGATGGAAGGAGAAATAAATGAAGCTACCAAGATACGTGCAAAGTAAAACTTTAGCAGATGGACAGGTCTATTATAGATTTAACCCACCACAACATCTAGTAGAACAACACATCATCAGTAGGTGTGAGTTAGGTGCAGATTTGCAACAGGCTAAAGAAGAAGCTAAAAAGTTAAATAAAGAAATAGATGAATGGTGTGATAAATTTGCAACAGTTAAAACTTTAAAGAAGAGTGCCAAGTTATCTCAACTCATTCATCTATATAAACAATCCAATGATTTCAATATGTTAACTGACAAAACAAAAAGTCAATACATTTATTTTTTAAATATATTAGTGTGTGATTTTAGTGACAGACGCATTGTTGACGTTACAACTAAGATGGCAAAGTACCACTACGAGGAATGGGTAAAGAGAGGGATACATTTTGCCAATTATGCCTGTACTATATGTAGTAGGTTGTTTCGGTACGGTATTCAGATGGAACACATTGTATTGAACCCATTTGGTAATATAAAACGTAAGACTGTCAAACAGAGAAAGACTGTGTGGACAAGGCAACAGGTTAAACAATTCTTAGACTTTGCTTACAGTGAGTTTGAACATAGAAATATAGGACTTATTATTCAGATGACATATGAGTGGTGTCAGAGGATTGGGGACATGAGAATGTTAACATGGGACAGTGTTAATTTAGACACATCTATTCTGTCCCTTGAGCAGTCAAAACGTAGAGCACAAGTGTTCCTTCCTATCTCTAGTGAACTCAAAACAATGCTCACACAGCAACAAGAAGACTTTGGATTCCAACCCTACGTTGCACCAAGACCTCGCCCTGTAAGTGGCAAATATCAGCCATACAGCCTTGATAGGATGACCAAACAGGGTAGACTTGTTATGAAACTGGCAGGGTTACCAGATGAGTTAAGGCTTATGGACTTACGTAGAACAGGTACAACTGAGATGGTTGAGTCGGGTGTTCCACTACCACAGATAATGGCAGTAACAGGACACACAAACCCACAGTCAGTAAAACCCTATTTAAAAAATACGTATACAAGTGCAAATAATGCCTTGACAACCAGAATCAATCATGTAAAATCCACTGTAAGTGAAAACATAGAAAGTGATATAACATGAATAATATATATAACATTGTAAGTGATTTACATTTAAGTAATGGAGAAACTAAACGTATGGACTGTCCTGTATGTAAAGGTTACAAAACATTTACAGCTACAAATAATATGGGTAAGTTAGTTTGGAACTGTTACAAGGTTGATTGTTCTGTATCTGGTAATATACGTGTTCACTTAACTAGTGAGGACATACGTAAGTCACTTGTACCCCACGTACAAGATCATAAAAAGGAATTTGTACTACCAGAGTACGTTGTAAGTAATGCACAGGAAGTGTTACCCTTTCGTAAGAAGTATGAATTAAACGAGAACGAAGTTGAGTTATACTATGACGTTAAGGAACATAGAGTTGTATTTCCTGTAGTACACGACAGTTGCATAATTGACGCAGTTGGACGTTCTTTAGGAAAAAGATTACCCAAATGGAAAAGATATTGGAATAGCGACTTGCCATACATACATGGTTATGGTAAGGTGGCTGTAGTTGTTGAGGACTGCGTGAGTGCTGCTGTTGTAGGCAGTGACGTATATGTCGGGGTGGCTGTGTTGGGTACTTCACTTGCTGAATCACACAAGAGGTACTTGTCGCAGTTCTCAGCAGCAATAATAGCGTTAGACCCCGACGCACTACCAAAGACGCTACAGTTTGCAAAAGAGTTACGTGGTTACGTAGATAGTGTAAGAGTAATGAAGTTAATTGACGATTTAAAATACAGAAACCCGACCGACTTAGAAAACTTAGACCAACATAGGAGATTGAATTATGGAATTAGGACTAATTAGAAGTTTAATGGATAAAAAGTTTTACGATGAACATCGTGGAGCTAGATGCCCAGACAGATTGTTTAGTAAAGATGTACGTAAGATTAAACAGTCTATAGATAAAGCAATGCAACAGTATGAACGCAGTGTTACACCAGACGAGATAGAGGCTTTGTTCGTATCTGGTAATCCCACAATGACCACAGCACAGAAGGGTGCTTACAGTAATCTGTTTGCACAGGTCAAGAAGGAACAGGCTATGGGCAGTGACATTGCACAGGACGTACTGTCCAAACTGTTTCAACAGGTTATTGGCGAGGACATTGCCAACATTGGATTTGACTACGTGAATGGTACACAGAATAATCTTGAGCCACTACGTAATATCATTGAGAGTTATGGGGATGACTTCACACCGAATCTTAACATTGAGTGGGACGACATTGACATTGAAACACTGCTCAGTAAGAATGACTTGGAGTCACAGTGGACATTCAATATACCTACACTCTGTCGTAGGGTTGAGGGAGTGAACGCAGGACACCTGATTGAGATTGGTGCTCGACCCAATACAGGTAAGACTTCCTTTCATGCCAGTATCATTGCAGGTCCAAATGGTTTTGCACGACAGGGTGCAAGTTGCATTGTTCTATGTAATGAAGAGGGTGCTCACAGAGTTGGTGCAAGATACCTGACTGCTGCAAGTGGTATGACAATGCACGAAGTAAAGGCAGACCCNAAGAAAGCACACACTCTTTATGAACCAGTAAAGAAGAACATNAAACTGCGTGACGCTACAGGTAAAGACATGGCATGGGTNGAGAGNGTNTGTAAGACGTACAAGCCTGACATTGTGGTNCTTGACATGGGTGACAAGTTTGCACGTACAGGTGGNTTNGCANGACAGGACGAAGCTCTCAAGGCTAACGCTGTGTATGCNCGTATGATTGCTAAACAACATGGCTGTGCTATATTCTACATGTCACAGTTGAGTGCAGAGGCAGAGGGTAAGACTACCAGTGTCAATCAGAGTATGATGGAAGGATCACGTACAGGTAAAGCTGCTGAAGCTGACTTGATGATATTGATTGCGAAGGACACTGTTACTGAAGGACAGGAAGAAGAAGGAACTGCACGATACTTAAATTGTGTTAAGAATAAATTGACAGGATGGCATGGACATGTTATGTGTAATCTTGATTATAGAACAGCGAGGTATGAGGTATGAAGGTACAATTAATTAATTATATGGGCAATGATCTGACAGTAGTGAATGCTGCACGTGTTAGCTTCAATGTAAACAAGAAGACATTCATAGATGCAGATGCCAAGCTCATTAAGTATCTAGCCAAGCACAAACATATGTCACCCTTTGGTCATTGCTTTGCATCCTTCAAAGTGCAAGCACCTATCTTTGTGGCACGACAGCTAGTCAAGCATAAGTTCCTACGTTGGAATGAGATTAGCAGACGCTATGTAGACACTAAGCCTAATTGGTATAGACCTAGCATTAGCAATGCTGATACAGCTATATGGCGTTCACAGACTAAGGACAAGAAGCAGGGTAGTGGTGATGTTATACAGGATGAGAATAAACAAAGTATGGCTACCTTTTATTTAAGTGAGGTTATAGCAGAAGCTATGGATGCATATAGCAAGTTGCTAAAGATGGGTGTGTGTGAAGAACAAGCACGTATGGTGTTGCCTATATGTCACATGACTGAATGGTTCTGGTCTGGTAGTCTTGACGCATTTGCAGATATGTGCAGACTAAGATGTGCAGGAGATGCACAGGTAGAAACTAAAATGGTGGCTGACCAAATTAGTGACCACATGGAAAAACTATTTCCTGTATCGTGGAAGGAATTACTAAGTGTTTGATAACACAGATAAAAAGTATAATATAATATATGCTGACCCACCTTGGGCGTTTAAAACTCGTTCAGATAAAGGTAAAGAAAAGAAATCTGCTGACAGGCACTACAGTTGTATGGATATAGAAGACATATATAACTTACCTGTACAAAATATAGCAGACGATAACTGTTGTTTATTTATATGGGTCACTTACCCTTGTTTAATAGAAGGTATTGAAACAATTAAACGATGGGGATTTACGTACAAGACTTGTGGCTTCTCTTGGATTAAAAAGAACAAAGTTGCAGACAGTTTGTTTTGGGGGTTAGGTTATTGGACTAGGGCAAACAACGAGA